TTTAATGTGTGTGCATCCAAGTTTTGAACCAGGTGGTATAAAATCAATATAATATGGGTAAACGAGGCACAAAACCGCTTCCAACTAACCTTAAAGTCGTAAAAGGGACATTGCGTAAAAGTCGTCAGGTTAAGAATGAACTCAAAACTCGTTTATTAACCAGGCTCCCGAATCCTCCGGATTGGGTTTGTGAAAAAGGAAAGATGGAATGGGCGCGGCAAATAAAAGAACTGGATAAAATGGGACTGATTGCTGAATGTGATCTAGTCATGTTTGCTATGTATTGCGATGTAGTGGGAATGTATCAGGACGCCAAAGAGAAGGTACAACAGAAGGGTGATGTTTATACCGGGTCTAATGGTGGCTTGCTTGAAAACCCATATAACTATATGATCGAGCGTTATCGGAAAGCTGCTTTACAAATGGCTACCCAGTTTGGCTTTACGCCAAGTTCACGGACGGGAATAAGCGTGAGCAAAAAGCAAGATGATGATCCATTTGCAACATTGATTAAGAAAGCGACATAGTTTTTATATGAATAGCAACTTTTGAGATAAAATACCGGCATTTTACATCACTAAAATAATATAAACAGCAGTTTTTACAAAAATTAATGGCCAAAAAACTCATCCACCCAGCAGAGCAATATGCAACCGATGTAATGTCCGGTAAAATTAGTGCCTGTAAATGGGTAAGATTTGCCTGCGAGCGATATTTTTACGACTTAAAATTGAGCGACACACATGCTTTTGAGTATTATTTTGATCGAAAACACGCGCAACGGTACATTGACTTCATTCAGATCTTGCGATTAACCAAAGGTGAATGGGCTGGTAAACCCTTTGTGTTGCAAACATGGCAACAATTTATTGCTTGGAACCTTTTTGGGTGGAAACGAAAATCCGATGATTGCCGGAGATTTATCGAATGCACGGTGAATGTGCCTAAGAAAAACGGGAAAACCGAATTTGCGGCCGGTTTAAGCCTCGCAGTCGCCTGGTTGGACCAGGAATATGGCGGGCAGATCTATATGGCGGCAACCGCCCGAGAACAGGCTGCCCTTTGTTGGCAAACAGCCAAAGACATGGTGCGATTGACACCTCATGCCGACAAATACTTTGAAACCCTTGCACATTCGATTGTAATCCCATCTTTATCTTCTTTCATCAAAGCTATTTCATCGGAAGCAAGTACTGCAGAGGGGAAAGGCGCATCCTGTGTTGTTTTTGATGAAGAACATGAGCAATTGACTAATTCTCTACGCGATAACCTTGTCTCCGGCATGGCAGCAAGGCGGCAACCGTTGTTTATATCCATCTCAACGGCCGGAACTGATCGGACAAGGCCATATTACAAGCATATTCAGAAATGCAAATCAATTTTAGAAGGCACATTGAGCGATGAACGACACTTTATTGTTGTGTATACAACAGATGAAGGCGATGATTGGGAGATAGAAGACACTTGGAGCAAGGCAAATCCTAATTATGGGCTATCTGTGAAGTCTGACTTTCTCAAAAAACAGTACACCGAAATTAAAAATGAGCCATCAAAACAGCCGAATTTCCTAACAAAACACCTCGATATATGGACTGATGCACATAGCACCTGGGTTCCTTACGATGTTTGGATGAAAGGAAAACGTTCAATAAAGATAGAAGATTATTATGGCCGCGAATGCTGGATGGGTCTTGACTTAGCAAGCTCAATGGACTTTACAGCATTGGCAATAATGATTCCGGATGGTGATAAATATATTTTCTTTTGGAAATTCTGGATACCAAAGGATATGGCAGATAAACGAACCAAAAGGGATAAGATCAGATTTATTGAGTGGGCCTCCGAGGGATGGATAACACTTACCGAGGGTAATGTTACCGATTATGATTTCGTAGAAGCCGATATAAAAGATTTATGTAAGCATTTTTCAGTCAAAAAAATTGCTTATGACGATCATAATTCTCAACAAATAATTAATCATCTTGTTGATACCGGGATAGAAGTAGAGCCATTCAGTCAAAGTATCACAAGCATGTCGGCTCCTACGAAAGAATTTGAACGATTAATTATGGGTGAAAAAGTCATTCATAATGGTAATCCTGTAATGTCATGGATGATGGGGAATGTACAGATATTCAGGGATGCAAATGATAATAAAAATATTCACAGGGGCAAATCTACTGATAAAGTAGATGGTCCCATCGCGAGCGTTAATGCTTTAGGTATTCATAATATAATGCCACAGGAAGATACTTATTGGGTAGCGTAAAAATTTATAAGATGAGAAATAACAATCGATTTCCCCGAGCCGAATTGCCTAAAGGCCCAATTGAAAAGCCAATTTTCATACCAGATTTTTCCATACTTACTATCTCCGGATATTTTCAAAAGCATTTTAAATATTGCCAAATGGAGAAAACACAAATAGCTGCTTTTGATAAGCTTGAAATGGAGCTTGAAGAGTTACAACAATATTTAAAATTACCTCTAAAACATCGCTATAGTTGTTATGAATCTTTCCGGGTAGGTAAAACCAGGTTTTATAAATCTTACCGATGAAAACATCTTGTACGATTTTTGGAAATGGTAATATTGATAAGCTACCCGACTATGATTTCGAGCATTCCTTTGCAATAAACGCGGCTACGCAAAAATACCGAACAAAATTTGCATTTTCAGGCCATGATAATTGGATAACAAAAATAGTTGCGGATCATTCTCATTGTTTAATCACCCCTATTCCAACTTTTGAAGGGAAATATCCATCTGTAGATTGTTTTGATTATATTTTACACGAACAAGAATATAGCCGCGGAGATTATGACGACGATTTCGTTCGATATTATTTTCAACGAGCTATAAAAAAAGCTGATATCCCTTATCCCAATAGATTTACAGCGTTACATTTGGTTATATGGTATGCGATATTGAACAATTATACTGAGATAGATCTTTATGGGTGTAGACATGATTACGATAAAATAGAATCGGAATGCGAATATAATAAAGCTATCGCGCCTGAAATGCGGAAATTTACCGCAGCAATGATACGAATTGCCCCAGAATTTGGGATAAAAATAAACTGGCATTGAATTATGTTATCCCATGATAACATAAAAGTCCATTTTTTAGGTAAATTTTTGTACCTGAAATGGCGAATAAAAGCTTTCAGATACGTGCACAAAAATTTCTCACACCCGTTTTAAAGCGGATGGGATTTTCGCCAGTTACTATTATAGGATCAGCAGATATTCGTGAAGGTGGTTCTATTTGGCAATGGATTGGCGGTGTTGGGCCTCAGAATGCAGCCAATGAGCTTGTAAATGCTGAAACAGCTAATAAGATTTCAGCATTTTATTCTTGCGTTCGTAATATAAGTGAAGATATTGCTAAACTTCCCCTTAAAGTTCTTCTAACCGATTCTCAGGGTAATAAAAAAAATCAACCATTTCATCCAGCTGTTCAATTATTGAATAAAAAACCAAATGGATATGCGACTGCAATTTCTTTAAAACAAACACTTATTGAGCGTGCTGTTCGCAAAGGTAATGGCTATGCTTTTATTGTGCGGGACAGAAATGCGCAACCAATTGAATTACTTTTCCTGGAAACAGAATCAGTTGTGCCGGTGCTTGGTGATGATCGCAAGCTTTATTATAAGGTTACCGATTCCGTTTTAAAGATATCGGGCACATTTACAAGCGATGAAATATTTCATCTACGAGGAATGGGCAATGGTTATGTAGGTTTATCAGTACTTGCTTATGCCGCCGAATCTATCGGTAAATCAATTGCGGCGCAAAAATATGCCGGCAAATTTTTTGGCAGCGGAGCAAGTCTTACCGGATTACTTACACTTACAGGTATTAAAGATGAAACAACGGGAAGAAAGGTAAAAGAGGAGTTCTTGAAATCATACCAGGAAACAGGTATAGGTACTATCGGAGGTAGTTCGACTTTTACGAAACTAAATTACAGTGCGGATGAGGCTCAGATGCTTGAATCACAGGAATTTAATGTAAAAGATGTGGCTCGGTGGTTCCGGATGCCACTTTCAAAGCTTCAAACCAGTGATCAAATTTCAAATATAGAAGCCCTCGCAATCGAATATGTTAATGATTGCCTTACACCCTGGATTGAGCGTTTTGAACAGGAAATTGAAAATAAATTATTCACAGAGAAAGAAAAGATAATGCTATCAGCTATGGTTGATACATTTCAACTTACTGCCGGAGATACTGCAGCGCAAGAACGCAGATATAAGACACTTTTTTATTCATCTTCAATTACTCCGAATGAAATAAGGCATGAACTCGGCATGAACTCATATGAAGGGGGTGATACTTACTTCTCTCCTGTTAATATGATTCCGAGAGATTATGAACAAGCATTTTGGAAATCAAAAGATCA